TACGTCTACTAATAATATTTTCTTTTGTAATACAGCACATACATCATCTGGCTCACAACCGTTAACAACTAACACTAATTCTGCAAATTGGGATCTTATTGTAGACGCAGCAACAGCAGCAACATCATCAACTAGCGCAGCATCGTCAGCTACCGCAGCAGCAAGTTCTGCAACGGCAGCAGCTAATAGTGCTACAGCAGCAGCATCGAGTCAAACCGCAGCAGCAAGTTCTGCAACAACTGCATCAACAAAAGCTACGCAAGCAGACACTGCTAAGACCGCAGCAGAAACTGCAAAAACGGCTGCTGAAACTGCTAAGACCGCAGCAGAGACAGCATTAGATTCTTTTGATGATAGATATTTAGGTGCTAAAGCAAATAACCCTACGCTTGATAATGACGGCAATGCGTTAATAGATGGAGCATTATATTTTAATACAACTTCAAATATTATGAGGGTTTATGACCTTGGTAATACTACTTGGTTAGATGTAAATATAACTGGATCTAATTTAACTAATGTAAATACTGTAGCTGGAGCAATTTCTAATGTTAATACTGTTAGTGGATCTATTACAAACGTTAATACTGTAGGCGGTGCGATAGCAAACGTAAACACAGTTGCTGGTGAAATAAATAATAATAAATTACAGACAGTAGCTAACAATATTAATGCAGTTGTTACTGCTGCTAATGATCTTAATGAAACTACTTCTGAAATAGATACTGTAGCAGGTTCTATTACAAATGTAGATAACGTTGGAAACAATATTGCAAACGTAAATACTGTTGCTGGTGCTATATCAAATGTTAATGCTGTTGCTAGTAATGCATCTAATATTAATACTGTTGGTGGTGCAATAACTAATGTCAACAATGTAGGTGGAAGCATTGCAAACGTAAATACTGTTGCTAATAATCTTAGTGGTGTTAACTCTTTTGCAGAAAGGTATAGAACAGATAATAGTGGTAACAACCCATCAACTAGTTTAAATGCTGGTGATTTATTTTATAACCAAGCAAGCGGTAAATTACTTGTTTATAACGGTGTTACTAGTGCATGGGAAGAAACACAATCTGTTGGTAATTTCTTTATAAATACTATTAGCAGTTTTAGTGGTACTGGTGGTAATAGTGCAACATTTAATGGAAATGCATACAAATTTACATTAAGTAATGCAGGTCAGTTTGCTCAACAAATGCTGGTCAGCATTAATGGTGTAGTACAAAAACCAAATACAGGTACTGGGCAACCAAGTGAAGGTTTTGCATTAGATGGCGCAAACATTGTATTTAGTAGTCCACCTCCATCTAATGCTGATTTCTTTATTGTTACTATTGGTGCATCTGTAAGTATTGGTACACCTAGCGACAACACTGTAACCAGTGCAAAAATAGTTGATGGATCTATTGTTAATGCTGACATAAACGCAAGTGCAGCAATAGCTAAATCTAAAATAGAAAATTTTGTAACTGCTAATGCAGCTAACAGACTTATCACCGGATCTAATACTGCTAATACATTAAATGCTGAAGGTGAACTTACTTATGGATCTAGTAAGCTTAATATTACATCACTTACACAAGGATTAGGATTAAGTTTAAGAAACACTGGTAACGAATATACACAAATAATGTTCGATGCAGCAAGATCAGGTGCAGGGTCAGCTTTAGGAATAATTACTGGTAAATGGAACAATAACCATGAAGTTGCACATATTTATCTTCAGTCTGGTGACGACACTAGCAACTATGATGATGGCAGAATATCTTTTCTTACTCAATCAGCTAGTGGCAGTAGTGGCACTCGCATGAGAATAGAGCCAGATGGCAAAATTGGTATTGGAACAACAACTCCATTAAGTGGTTGTATTTTACACGTTAAAAGTTCTAACGCTGGTGATTATAGACCTTTAGTAGTAGATGGCAGTGCTACTAATGGTTCTGGTATTGCAATAATTAATAGCGGAGCGCAAAGAATATACATAGGTTCTGGTGGTGGTAATAATTTATCAGGGTCATCTACAACAGATGGATTAATAAGATCAGAAAATAATACAGTATTTGCTGTTGGTAATTCAGAAAAATTGCGTATAACAGCAGCGGGTCAATTACTAATTGGAACTACTAGTTTATCAGGAATTAGTGCTGGCAGTGATGATATAGTTATTGGTTCAATTGGAGATAACACAACTAGAGGGCTGACTTTTGCAACTTCTAGTTCTGCTGCCATAAGATGGGCAGATGCTGGTGATAATGCGATGGGAAGAATCGAATACAATAATTCTACTGATGTTATGACAATTCATACGTCAAATGCTACACGTTTGCGTCTTGATTCAGATGGTATAAAGTTTGGCTCAGACACGGCAGCAGCTAATGCTTTAAATGATTACGAAGAAGGTTTATGGACTCCTACTGTAAATGCAGGTGTAGATGGCGGTGCTAGTTATAATATTCAAAGAGGTTGGTATACAAAGATTGGTAAATTTGTACAAGTTTCATTTTTCTTAAGATTAGTAAATAGTTCTACAGGTTCTACTGGTAACGGAAATCCATTTTCAATTGCTGGTTTACCATTTACTCCAGCAGTTTTAAGTCCTGTATACAGTAGTGGTGGTTCAGTTACATATACAAATATGAGTTTTTCTGGTTCTACTCAAATTAATATTTATATTGAAGGCAATCAAAGTGCTTTATATTTTTATAGAGATAGAGATGCTGCAGCTTCATTAAGTGGTAGTAATGCAAACAAAGAAGTATATGGAGTAGCTTCATACAGAGTAACTTAGACCGAAGCTACGTCTATAAACTAAGCTTTTATTAAACACTATTATGGCATTAACAAAAGTATCAACAGATGGTGTCAAAGATGATGCCATAAACTTTAATAAAATAGGTCATATTGATTCTGGAAGAATTTTAGGTAGAGTTTCAGGTGGACTTGGACAGATAGAAACTCCTAACGCTAGTCAAATTAGAACATTATTAAATGTAGCTGATGGAGCAAATCAGACAACAATAAACAGCAACGCAGATAACAGACTCATTACAGGCTCTGGTTCTGCTAATACTTTAAATGGCGAAGCAAATCTAACTTTTAATAATGGTAATTTAGTTTTAGTAGGTGATAATGGTATAACTATTGAAGCAACAAGTACAAATACTGCTGGTCAATTAACTATTATTGGTGTTAATAACAGCAATCAGGTTTCAGCTATAACTCGTATTAAATCGGTATCAACTGATTCTAGTTCAGCAGCAACAGCTACAACATTTAGTAATAGAAATTCAAGCAATGCTGTAAATGAGCATATGCGTATAATTTCTAACGGAAAAATTGGGATCGGAACCACAAGTCCAGTAGGTAGATTGCATTTATATGAAGCAAGTAATGACCCCTATATGTACATACAAAGAGGTAGTGGAGATACAGCAGCAACATTAGGAGGAATATTTTGGAAAAACAGCACTAATAGTCTTGGATTAATAGATGTACAAAGTAGTGATATAAATGACGGATTTATGAGGTTCTACACAATGGGTTCTGGAAATTTAAGTGAACGTATGCGTATTCTCGCTAGTGGAGGTGTAACCTTTAACGGAGACACCGCAGCAGCCAATGCACTTGACGACTATGAAGAGGGTACTTTTACAGTAACTCTTAGTGGCAATAGTGGTAATTATAGTTTAAGTAGTAACGCTGATACATTGTCTTATATAAAAATAGGAAAAATGGTTACTATATTTGGAAGAATATTAATTACTGCACATAATAACGTAACTGGCACACCAAGAATAAATTTACCTTTTAACTCTAGTTCAGGTACAAAGCAAAGTGGATTAGGTCAGATTAGTGTTTATTGGCATAATTGGGATGTGCCAAGTGATGGTACTGGAGATTCATCATTAGAATTTCAAGGTAATAGCTCTGCTGCTTATTTTCTTTATCATAGAGATAACAGTTCTTGGGCTGGCCTTAATGATATAAGAAATCATATGGGTAACGTATACATGGCATTACATGGAAGTTATATGGCAAATTAATAGACCGCAGCTACGTCTATAAACTAAGCCTAAACCTGTTTTAATCGGAGATTAATCCTAATGGCATTAACTGAATCAATTGAATACGACAAAATAGAGGTCATAGGCCAGTACAAAGCAGTACAGGTCAGAAAAGCAACAGTCATCAAAAAAGATAGTGTTGAACTTACAAGGTCTTTTGAAAGATATGTATTGCAAGCTGGCACGTTAGATGATTCTGATAATTTAGTAGATACTGATTTGTCAGGCGAACCAGCAGAAGTGTCAGCAATTTGTAACGCTGTGTGGACTTCTGACGTTAAAGCTGCGTGGAAAGCTAAACTAATAGCAGATAAACCATCTGAATAATGACCAGACCAACAGACCAACAACTTCAAGAAGAGTTAGCACAAGTAGTGCAAAAACATAACGATGCACAAGAAATTGTAAACCAAATGAAAACTAGGTATACACAAATTCAAGCAATTCTAGATGATAGAAAAGCAGAAACTGTTAAAGTTGTGCCAACACCACCAGAGCAAACTACTTAATTTTTTCCTGTAGTTGCCTAGTCATTAATCCCATAGTGACGTAGAGAGGGCTGATTGCTACTATTAAAAGCAGAACGACTAAACTCATTAAAGAGCAAGCTCGTATTATCTGGTATTTAATCATGCGAAAAATTCTTGATGCTTTAACAATTTTAACCACTGTCTTAGTTTTGGGAATACTAGGCGGTGGTTTTTTTACATACAAATATGTAAGCAGCGAACAATTTAAAGCTA